CAAGCAAAAACTGGAAGAAGGATGAAGTTTCATGGCCGGATAAAAATCGCAATGAAGATGCAGACGCCGGAACAGCGGTTGGCTATTTATATAATTTATATTTGACTCAGGACAAATCAATTCCGTTACGAAAGACCATTAATTTAGCTGGGGTTACTGATTTCAACCAAGCACGCTACCTTGCGAAGCAAGCAGTCCTCAGAAGCCGTGACGCGCTCAAAGTGACGTTTAAATGTACGTCTGAAGCAATGGACTTGGTCGTGGGGGATGTTGTCACACTGAGCCACTCAACGCCCGGATGGACTGCAAAGGAGTTCCGCATCAGAAGCATATCGCTAAACATGGATGGAACATGCTCTATATCGGCGGTTGAGCACTCAGATGCAATTTACGCATGGGATTATGTAGCTCCGCCAGCTGGTGCATCGGATACTAATTTACCGGACGTTACAAGTGTAACTGCACCAACATCCTTGAATGTTGAGGAGTCGATTTACACCTCGATTGCTTCCGGAGGTACACGGCTCAAAGTAACGGTAAACTGGACGAATTCCACTGATACGTTCACGGTTGCAAATGAGGTTCAATTCAGGAAAGTTAAGGACAAGGACGGCACTGTAATATCATCACCGACATGGGTCGATGCAGGAGCAACGGCGAATTCTCCGCACATAATAAACGATTTCGAGAAAGGAACATTTGATTTCCGTGTACGCTCAAAAAATTCAGTCGGGAATATTTCAGATTGGACAACATTATCTAATCAGCTTGTTTCCGGCGTTGGTCTTCAAGCTCCCGCTGTCACAGGATTTGAAGTTAATATTTTGGAAGGTCAGGCACAAATTTCGTGGGACACTCCGGACGACATAGACATCCAGACCGGCGGTAAAATACAAATCCGCAATCTCCAGGTTGGATCAACGTCATGGGAAGAAGCAGAAGTCTTGGCAGAGGTTGCAAGCACAACCACGTCAGTATTGTTGCCACTTGTGGAAGGTAACTACGTTGCAAAATGGATTGGATCAGACGGCGGAGAGTCAGTCAGTTTTGTAGAATCGGGATTAGGTACGGTTTACTGGACTAACACCATTGAGACTATAAATTATCATCCTGCATTTTCTGGAACACTAAACAATTTAATCGTTGCAGATAATGATGGTTCAAAAGTTCTTAAATTCGCCGGTGCAACAAATTGGGATGATATTGCAGGAGAAATTGACGGTTGGATTAAGATTGACGAAATGGGAGGAGTCGCCACGTCCGGAAGTTACATTGCAGACGCAAAAGATATGGGTCAGGTTTTCAAGATGCGTATTTACACTAAAAAGAACTTCACGTCCGGCGTTTCTGATACTTCAAATTATTGGGACACGAAGGGATTGATTGACTCACTTGCGTCGATTGATGAAATTGCAGATCTTGCAGGAATAACAACGTATATCCGTACAACCGAGGATGATCCAGCAAGCGGATCGGCAACCTGGACGGATTACAAAAAGTTTCTGATTGCAGACGTAAGGGCGCGGGGTCTTCAGCTGAAAGTGGAGTTTGACAATGATGATGCGTCGGAACAGTTCCGCGTAACAGTGCTTTCATTGCTTGTGGATATGACAAGCAAAATCCTCGGCGGTTATTCCAAGACTGCAACGTCGATCACTTATGATGAACCGTTTCACAGCGTTCCGACTCTTACGGTTACGCCGACTAATATGACCAGCGGGGATTATTTCCAGATCACAAGTCAAACAACTACAGGGTTCGGCATCGCCTTTTATGATTCAGGAGGTTCACCGGTAACACGAAATTATAACTACTTAACAAAGGGGAATGGATAATGGCTAATACTCACGATTACTCACTGGCGAATGACACCGGGGCGAATTTTAGAAGTGATTTAAACACCCTTCTCGGTGAGGTACAGGCCTCAAATATCGGTGGAAGTGCACCGAGCCAAGCCGTCACCGGCAAACTCTGGTATGACTCAACAAACGGACTTATTAAGGTTTACGATGGGAGCGCATGGGTTGCGATTTCGTCAACAGGGAAAATGATTGCCATGAGCATCGTTTTCGGTTCTTAAATAAATCAATTAGAAAGGTAATAACATGGCAAATCCTAACATTGTAAACGTCACTTCGATATACGGCGGGAACGCAAGTTGGAACTTATCGAACACACTCACAGCAACATTGCTGACGGTTGCATCGGACGTACTGGTAAAAGTTAATTCGATAATATGTGCAAATGTAGACGGCACAAATGACGCGACGCTGAACTTATACATCGACGGCGTGGGAACAACGGTTACAGGAGTCACAGGGACATCACTCGCAACTGCAATATATCTCGCAAAGACAGTAAACGTACCAGCTGACGACATATTGGTCGTGATAGATAAACCTATATATCTCATGGAAGGCGACATTTTAAAAGGCGGAGCAAGCGCGGCAAGTGATCTTGATCTGTTCATGTCATACGAAGTAATCAACGACGCATAAGAAAGGCAACAAATGGCATATTTAAAGGGAAGATCAACATTAATTTCAGAAAAGGCACTCGATTATGAGGAAGGAGAATTTACACCTACAATATCGTCAGGTGTAACGAGTATTGGGTATCATTCTAATAGATATGGTTACTACACAAAGATTGGGAATGTTGTAATTTTTAGAATGTATATACGATTAGATTCTGGTACTCTCGCTTCTGCTAATTTAGAATTTGGAGGGTTACCGTTTGTAGTTAGTTCACAAGCAGGATCAGCATATTGGTGGTATTATACATCATTGGATAATGATGCAGGTGATTCTCCAATAAACCTTTTTCTTTCCGATAGTGGTTCTCCAATAATATATGTTTACAAGAAAACTGGAGGAAGATTTATAGGGACTGATATGGATGGCACAACTGGAACTGAATTGGGTATGAGTGGTCATTATTATGTTTAATAATTTTATAATTAGGATTGATAATGGATTTAGATAAAATAGAAGTAGTCACCGACTACAAGCACCTCCAAATCAGAGAGATTATAGACTCCGGTGCATATCACAGAAGGGTGCTTACACCAGATATGACTCTTGCAAAAGATGAGCATAAAGCAATCAAGGACAAAGCAGAAGAGTTGTGGACAAATGAAGTAAAGTCTGCATGGACAACCTTTCAGGCAGAACAGAAAGCAAAAGAAGAAGCAGAACAAGAAGCAAAATTTAATACAGAGTGAGGTTATTAATCGTGCTTAGTCTGCTTTGCATGGGCTGTTCGACTTCCCCGCTGTCAAGCAAGGGTTATTATGTGGACGATAAACCCTACAAAGGCACACGCGAATTCAATCGCGATTACGTTCGTCCCTATTGGCAGTGCGTGGATATGTTTAAGAACATCGAATGTGAGGACTAAATGGCGCTCAAGAAAACAAGACCAATAGCGGATGATAACGGAAATGGCGCACAACGAGTGTTTGAGCATCAAATATTTAAAATGCTCCTTCCGGCGCTTGGTTTTATTTTGATTGGAATTGTAAGCTGGCTTTTCCAGACCGTCCTCGATTTGGATGAGGAAATTCAACAGCAAAAAATACACATTGAACACCTTCACATGGCGGAAGAAAAATTTGAAGAACAGATGGACGATATAGAAAAAATATTAACAGACCTTCGTGTTCATGTGGGTCGTATAACAGCACATTAATTAAGGAGTAATAATGGAAATTCTCGATTGGATTGAGATATTACAAACAATAGGCGTCCCGACGGTTGTAGCGGGCGCAAGTTTCTGGTTTATTAAATATTCTTTTGACTCAGCACAAAGGGAACGCAAGCAATTTCAGGATCAGGATCGCGAGAACGATGCACGGATTTTCCAGCTGGCAGAGAACAGCAACCAGGC